TGGCTGGCGCAGTATGCCGTGGGGGCGATTGCCTGAGATTGATACACGTGAGCCAATTCCTGTGCGTGATTATGGCCTCAACATTGAGCAAAAGTTGCTTGATGATAAATACACTGATGGTGTGCCGCAATGGTGGGAGGGCAATACACCAAAATCAATCATCTTACACACTACGCTTGGTGATGATTCAGGATTGGGATCGTGGGCTTGGTTGGATCAGATTGAGCTTTCATACCATTTCATTGTGGCCGCTGATGGCAAAATATACCAGCTTGTACCATTTGGAAAATCCTCATGGCACGCTGGTGTAACCAAGGATGGTGCTGGGAATAGTCTCATGACTCAAAGAGCCGTTGAATTCTTTGGTGCAATCAATCCAAACAAACAAAGTATTGGTATTGCGTTTGCTAGAAATGGCCACCAAAGCCTCACACCAGCGCAGGCAGCTGCTGGAATTGGCCTGCTGAAATACATTGGCCAGCACACAGGCGTGATGTATACAGCTGCCAATGTATTTGCCCACTGTGAGACTTACACTGTGAAACCAAAAGAGGTGTTGAATTACCGCCTGCAAGTGCTTGATGGCCTTGCAGGTGATCGTGAGCCATCACCTGAGTTGCCGCCTGCTGTGCCAATTCATGCGCCACAGCCAGCGCCTCAGTTGCCTGCAAATACGTTTGAGGCATTTGATACCGCTGTGCTGATGCAACTGGTGCTTGGCATCATTGCTGAGTTGCAGCGGCGTGCATTACTAGATAAAAATTAGACTATGGAAATAATTGCAATTATATTCATGTTTGCTGTCTTTGTTGAGGGGTTGATTGAATACATCTTTGACAATGGCAATGCAAAATCACAACCGTACCTCAAATACATAGCACTTGCTGCTGGTATTATTGTGGCAGCGGTATTCAATCTTGACGGGTTGAATGTAGTATTTGGGATCACCTCACCTGTACCGTTTGCAGGGGTAGTGATCACAGGGCTGGTGATTGGCCGTGGCTCAAATTATGTCAATGACTTTTTTGGCAATTTTGCCAGCCGCAACAATCCAAAGAAATCAGAATCATTTGTGGCTCAGCCAGTCATACGTGAGGATTTACAAATCAATGGCTAAATAAATTTTATGGCAACAGAAAATTATACAACTATCAGCGCTGAGGATGTAACAACCTATGGCGTTGATGCAGCGATGGTAGGGAAAACAGTCACTGCTACTGAGTACAAGAAACTCACTGGCATGGACAAAAACACAGTTGGTGGAATCAAGATTGCTGAGGGCAACAAAGGTGTTGCTGAGCCAGTTGAGGAAACTGAAACAACAGCTGATGAGGCTGATGAGCCAAAGAAAGTTGTGGCAAAAAAGACTGCAAAGAAAGCAGCAAAATAGGGTATACTGTTGAGGCCAAGCAATTGGCTTCTCAATGGTTGTTTACTCAATCAGCAGGGCAGCGCACACAGCAATGTGAGCGCTGTTTTGCTGTCTAGTCTATCCGAGATTTTATGCACACAACCACTCCCCTGATATTTTTTGCGCTGATTTGCGCTTGTTTACGCTGGTTGAATATATGGCTTTATACAACGCTTTTTGCACTCCCCTGCCCTGCCGAGGTACTGAGAATCAGATCTAAAATGCAAAATTTGATACACACAGCGGTGGGGTAGGGGGTAGCGCTAGGGTATAATGATGAGGCAACAAAATGAGAATGATTGAGGTGCTGGCACTGCCAACACCACCTGCAATAATTGCAATTATGAAATACAAACTAGCAACAGTTGCTGCCATTATCGCAGCACTGATGATTCCACACATAGCCACCTCACTCACATCACCTGTGGCAACACAGGATGAGCAGCCTGAGGCGTTTGAGCCTGATGTGATAATTGATGAGCCTGAGCCGATTGCTACCAGCACAGCTCAATTTGAGCCGCCTCAGTCCCCTGTGCCAATTTCAGATTTTGTTGAAACAGTGATTGCAAAAATAACAGGGTTCAATAGCTTGGAGGCTCAGACTGATTCAACACCTTGCATTGCAGCTGGTGGAAACATTTGTGGCCGCACTGATGCAACCTCATGCCCACGCAGAATTCCGCTGCACACGTGGGTGACAATTGGCGGCAAAAGTTATGAGTGCATGGATCGAACTCACCCACGCTTTGATAATCGCTTTGACATCAGCTGTGACAAAGATATGGATTGCCCTTTTGAGGTGCATAGAGAATCAGCAACCGTTTTGATTCACTGGTGATGTATAATTGATCTGTGAGTGAGATTGCCCTGCTACGCAATCACTGTCACCACTCACAATCTTTTTTACAGGCAAGACGTTGCTATGCTCAGGATTTTGAGCGATTGGGCGAAATCACACCACTGCGAACTGGTGTGATTTTGTTTGGTAGAATAAAAGTAGACGTTCACCAACAGAAAGGATGTGATCCAATGGCACACAAACCAAAGCACTCATTGACCAAAGGCCAATTGGCCAAGCGCAAAAAGCGCCGCCACCAAAACAAACCTGCGAAAATGCAGGTGCGTATTTGGCTCAAGAGCCTCACATGGCAGCAGCTTGATTTGCCGCTACCGCCAGCAGCATCAGATTTGCTGTGAAATAAAAGCCAGCGCACTCCCCTGCGCTGGTATTTTTTTGAGTTTTGCACACGTTATCAACATAACAAAAATACCAGTTTCAAATGAAACTGGTATGATTGATTTATCAAGCTGCCCGCAAGACTGATTCATTGTAACTAATTGCACACAATCAGTCTATAGGCTTGATTGTTAGTAACTAAATACAATGAAATGTCATATTCAATGCTGCCATCAGCGCCATTTTTTCACTTTGATGAAAAGGGCGATGTGGAAATTTCACTCAATGGCGCTCAGTTTCCATCTGAGGAAAAAATAAAAAGATGCATCAAAGCGCTTGAATCATTATTGGAAATTCCAGCTAGTGAGATCACGCAAATAAATTATGAGGTTGAATCAAATTTAGTTGATTCAGAATTCAAAATTGAAAAAGAGCCAGTTGCTGGTTTTGTCTATGTGTACAGGCAGGGCATATACTATAAAATTGGCCGCACAAAAAACATTGCAAGCAGGCAGAAAAAATATGTCACTGAAAATCCAAACGGCTTTCAGGTAGTATTTGAATTTCCTGTTGATGATTATATTCAGATTGAAAGTGATTTGCATCAGTTTTTTGAACACAAACGCCACAGGGGTGAGTGGTTTTTGTTGAATGATGGTGATTTGGAAATTATAAAAAATAAATATATTGATCATGAATAACTTGCAAGATTTTCTCAAGCGGCCTGTGGCTTTTTATCCAGCACTGGCAAAGGTACTAGGTGGCATCAATGAGGCAATTTATTTGCAGCAACTGATGTATTGGAGTGACAAAGGTAGCCGCAAAGATGGATTCATTTATAAAACGAAAAATGAAATTGAAAATGAAACCTGCCTGTCACGATACCAGCAAGACAACGCAAGGGGAAAACTCAAAAAAATGGGTGTATTGGAAACCAAAGTGCTGAAAGCAAATGGCAAACCAACGCTGCACTATAGGGTTGCTTTTCCAAAGGTAAGAAACTTACTTTTCCAAACGCTAGAAACTCGCTTTTCTGAAACGCTAGAAACTGACGTTTCTATAACAGAGAGTACACAAGAGAGTACAACAGATATTACCAGCAGCACAGCTGCTGAGGAAACCACACCAAAACACAATCCACTTGGCGCTGAGATCATTGAGGCATTTGTTGAAATCAATCCTGCGTGCAAACGCATGTACGGCCACAAAGTGCAGCGCCAAGCCTGTGATGATTTGATTGAGCAATATGGCTTTGAGGCCGTGTTGAATATCGTGAAAACCATTTTGCCGAAAACAAACAAAACTGAGTACATCACCAAGATCACCACACCAAATCAGTTGTGGACTCAATATGCCACTTGGCGTGATCAGGTTGTTTCAAAGCATAATGGCGCTGCTGCAAAAAAAGTGCCTGTATTCATGTAGCCTATGCAATACAAATATAAAATTCAGCTAGGGTACGATCAAAACAATTTCATTCCGATTGATGAGGATGAGTTGATCAAAGCAATTGCGTGCCACATGACTGGCGGCAAAGCGGCTTTCAGATCAGGCTCAGTGAGTGGTACGCAAATCAGCGCAGTTGTGCCTGACTGGCACGCCGCCATTGGTGTGAATTATGGCCACAGGTTTGATGCCTACGATTGGCAAGAGGTGACACCACTCAAATCAAAATACAAAAACCATCAGGCTGCCATCACTGGATATGTGCGTGAGTCACTTGCTGCCAACAATCCTCAGTTGCTTGAGCGAAAATACAGTGAGGTGATTGCAGAATTGCGTGCTGTCAAAAGCAATCCAACTATTTCCGCTGGTGTGAAAGCACTCACTGCAAAGATGAGCAAATAATTATCCACAGCAACAGTTGCTTGCATATTCAGCAACACTTGCTATACTAAATGAGTTACCAAATAATCATTGAGAAAAATGACAAATCAAGGAAACGTGCGGCGCAAGCAACCAAATCCAAATTGTGAATTCTGTGATGGCGCAGGTGAATACACCACAGGCCAGCATGATGATATTCAAAGCGTGCGTTGCAGCTGCACAAAGTACATTGACGAAAACATGGATTTTGATGAAATGCGTGATAACGAATTAGTAAAATAAACCATTAGTTATATGGAAATTCAGAACACAAAAAATTATCCAAAAGTGCCAACACTCATGATGATGGTGTATGGCCAAGGTGGGGTTGGAAAAACAACCTTTGCCGCATCATTTCCAAAGCCGCTTTTGCTGGACTTTGAGAACGGTGCAAAGTATTTTGGTGAGAGAGGTATTGAGGTTGATGTGGCAGTTTTCAAAACATGGCCAACGCTAGATGAAAAGCGGCAGCTGCGTGATTCTGTCAAAAATTATGAGACTATCATTGTTGATCCAATTGGTGAGGCGATGGATAAGCTCATGGAATCAGATACCATCAGCGGCAACAAAAACCGCCAAGCCAATGGCGATCTGACAATGGCAGGTTGGGGATCAGTCAAAAAGGAAATGCGCAATTTCATCAAATTCTTGCGAGACACTGGCAAGAATGTGGTGCTGGTAGCACACGTTGATGAGCGCACAGATGATGAGCAGATTGTGCGGCGGCCAATGATTGCCACCAAGCTATCACAGGAACTGGTGAACATGGTTGATGTGGTTGGCTATATGCAAATTATTCAACACGGTGGTGAGGAAAAGCGAGTGATTGCAATGGATGCAGCTGATGCAAAATACATTTCAAAGGATCGAACTGGAAAATTTGGAAAATATGCAAAACCTGAGTACGCATACATCAAGAAAATGCTCAACACTGCAACCGCTGCGCCAGTAGCTGATGCACAACCTGAGCCAGCGCCTGAGGCTGATACTGAGGAAAAGGTTGAGGATAAGCCAGTGCCAAAGCTGACCAAAAAGCAACAGCTGATTGCTGAGGCTCAAGAGCGTGAGCTGGATGCTGAGCATGACATTGAGCAAATGACCATGGCACAACTTGAGGATATTATTGAGCAGTATGATGCTGACAATTCCAAATAGTATGGCAGCAACAGAAAAAAACCGCTTGGAATTCTACGGCGGAAAAGTGCAGGTTGATTTTTATCCAAACAGCCACAGGTACAAATTGGTTGAGCTGGATGGTGAGGAACGCAAAGACTGGATACCATCACCATCCTCAATCATTGGCAAGCTAGACAAATCACCACAGCTGGTGCATTGGGCAGTCAACTGTTTTGAGGAAAAGATTGTTGAGCTGATGCGTGACGGTGTGCAATTCACCAAAGATGATGTGCTGAGTATGGTGGCTGAGGGCAAAACTGCTCACACTATCAAAAAGGAATCAGCTGCCAGTGTTGGATCAGTGGTGCATGAGTACGCTGAGGAATACAGCGCCACAGCATCAGTGGAAATGCCTGACAGTTACGCTGAGCTGGATGAGGCTGAGCAAGCATTGGCTGATAAGGGAATTGAGGCGTTTCACCAGTGGGTGGATCAAGTTGAGCCAAAATTCCTCAAAAGTGAATTCAGTGTGTTTTCACTCAAGCAGATGTTTGTTGGTACAAGTGATGAGTTGGTTGAGATTGATGGCGCAAAGTACCTGTTGGATTATAAAACCAGCAAGGGCGTATACAGCAGCCATTTCTATCAGGCCAGCGCATACCTCAAGGCCTATGAAGAAGAACACGGCGAAAAGTTGGCAGGGGCAATGATCATCCACGTTTCAAAAGAAACAGGTGCGGTGGGCGTTGTGACACTCAGCCGCTCAGATTTAGTGAAAGGCTATGTTGGATTCAAGGCCTTGGCCACAATCCATTCAATTGATAAGCAAGTAAATAAAACACTCAAAGCGTATGCAAGTAAATAAATACAACATCACAAATCCAAAGGAATACGGTGAGCCTGATGCACAAACTGGCCGCAAAAAAACCTATTGGGCAAGCGTTGGCACAATGACTGAGTTTGTAAAAGATGATGGTTCAATCAACCGCATCATTGAAATGAATGACAGCAATGTGCAATACCAAGTATTTTTGCAGCAACCAAAGGATCAGCAGCAAAACAATGGTGGTGGCTATCAGCAAAACAATCAGCAACAGCATCATCAAGCTGCGCCTCAACACCAGCAAGCGCCTCAGAATCAGCAGCATCACCAGATGCCTGAGTACCCTGAAGAAGAAATCAATCCTGAGGATATTCCATTTTAGTAATCACATTTGTGCTTTCACAGCGGTGGCCACATTGGCCACTGCAACTGAGGGCGCAAATATAATCAATCAACATGGCAATAAAAATACTGACACTGGATGAGGCACGCCACACTGAGCGCTTGGCCGCCAAATACAATGAGTCTTGTTTTGTGAAAACAGGATTGGCAATGGATGATTTTTTCTGTGATAACTCAGGCAAGAGAATACCAATTGCAAGTGCGTGCGCAGCAGTGGTGCTTTTGCCAAGTGAGAATCATCCAAATTATCAGCATCAAGTGAATATGCTTGAAAAATATGTGGCATAAATTATGTACGAATATAAAATAATCACCACCAAAGCGAAAACAGGAATTTTCAAAAACCAGCCTGCAGATGAGGATCAAAAAACGCTGAACATTCTTGGCAGTGCAGGATGGGAATTGATCAGCGTGAATCCAATTGGCGGCACATCAATCAAATCCTATGGTGGCAGCACAGTTGGCTTTGTGTACCACCTGAAACGCCTCACAGCGCAAAAATAAAGCATGACTGACACCAACACACCAAAACCAAAGAAACCGCGCTCATTGGCGCAAAATAGGGCAATGCACAAACTATTTGGAAACATTGCCAATGAAATGACTGCACAGGGTATTGGCATGAGGCCTTTGCTGGAAAATGTTGAGCTTGAGGTGAGTGGTAAAAACATCAAAGAGGTGTGGCGTGCCGTGCAACTGATTGAGACTGGCAAAGAAAGCACAGCTGATTTGACCACTGATGAGTGTGAGAAAGTGTGGCAGCACATGATTCCTATACTCAGAAAAACTGGCCTTGAGGCTGAGTGGCCAAGCTGGCAGGCAATGCAGGAAAAAGATTATTGGAATTTCATTGAGAATCAACAACAACATGGATGGTAAAATCACACAAAAGCAATTGGCATTTTATAAGCTGTATCAGGCTAGAAAAGAGGATCGTGGCCGTTATGTACCAACGTGGGAATTTGGCGGTGAGATATTTGTGGCTGAACTCAATCTGTGGGGGTTGATGAGTTACAAATGCCCGACACGCCTGACTGATATTTTTCAGGAAAACATTGGCCTGCTTGAAAGGGTACAGATCAAAGGCAAGAGTGGATCAAAGTATTTTGCATACCGCTTTGCCGCCAATGTGAGCAGGGAATTGATCAAGGATGAGAAACTGATGAAATTATACAACGCAATAAATAAATAAATATGTTTTGGACTTTGATTGGATATTTAGTGGTGGCAGTTATTTTCACAGGCTTGATGTGGTTGGCACTCACAATTGGCTGGGTATTATGTGAGCGCACGTGGAAACAAAGATTTATGGATGAAAAGCGTGCTGCTGTGGCATACACCAAGCGCACTGAAACTGCTGCTGTGTATCGTGACATTGCAAAAGTAGTTGAGGGGATCATTACTGATACTGATGAGCATCCTGATGCGTATGATTCACTATTTGCCTACACTGAGAAATTGAAAAAAGAGGCGTTGCGGCTCACAGCTGAGCAATAATATACACAACTGTTGCTGTTATTTTCTGCAACAGTTGCTATACTGAATGAGTGATTGAATTGACATTGACACCACAGCCGCCAACAACAAATCACATATACAAAGCGCATTGCCGTTTCAGGCAACCGACTGTGTACATGAGTGAGGATGGCAAGCAAATCAAACAGATATACCAAATGCAGGCACGCACTCAATACCGAGGTGAGCCGCTTGAGGGAAATCTTGAGTTGTGGGTGAAATTCTATTTTGACACCAAACACAAACGTGACAATGACAATTTCAAAAAGATTGTCAAAGACTCACTCAGCGGTATTTGCTGGGTTGATGATTCACAGGTGTTCATTGAGCATAGTGAAAAGAACATTGGGTGCGGTGCAGAAAATAGCAGGGTTGAGGTAGTAATAAAATTATGCAAATCAGAAAAATAAGACTTTCAAGAGAAAATGAAATTGAGTTGCTTGATGCACTCAAGGATGGTGGTGCAGCTGATCTTGAGGGTATTGGCCGCATCACTGTCAAAAAGGTGAGCCGCAAAGGATTTGATGTGTATCGCCAAAAGCATGGAAAAAAGCAAGAGTATTTTTTGCCGTTTTTCAAGCTGGACAAGGATGCCAAAAAATTCATTTCAGGTGAATAATTTATGAGTATAACCATTGAGAAAATGATTGAAATAATAGCCAAAGCCACAATTGCGATTGTTGGCATAGTGATACTGGCCACACTGCTCATTGCAGCAGTTGATGCCAGCGGTGAGCGTGAGTGCATTGCATGGATTGTGCAGGCTGAGAATAACAAAAGCGGTGGGTACTACTGGCAGCAATGGCAGGTTGATCAATGCCAAGCATTGATTGGGTACACCTTTGAGGGTAGGATAAAATAAACGTATGCCAATTGAATTCACAAAAGCAGACCAACAACTGATTCAGAAAGCCTGCACAATGGCCACTGAGGTGCGTGACAGTCAAACCAAGTTTGAAAAGAAAATCACCAAAGTTGTGACTGAAAACCTGAGTGACATTGTTGCAAAAACAGTTGCACAGGCTTTGCGTGAACAGGATGTGGCACGCCGCAAATCATTCAATCCTGTGGCTGCGGATGTACCTGAATTCATGCGTGACAAACTGAGCAAGATTGGCAGCATTGCCAACTTTTCTCATGAGCCAAATGAGGCTGAGGTGATCGTGCATTTCAAAGAGGCTGATGGCGCACTGCCATTGACTGATGAGCAAAAGCACGCTGTTTCAGTTGAGTTTGGTAAACTGATCAAGCAAATGGCTGACCAAAAAGGGTTTGAAAAATTAGAAATAAAATACAAAAAACATGGCAACTAAAACTGCAACCAAAGATATTATTGAGCGCTTTGATGATTTTTTCAAAACGTACCGCATTGAGCAGCTGGACAATGGCCGCCTGCGTTTGGTGATTGATTCAACCAAAGCGGCGCTGTTTGTGGATGAGAAAATCAGTGAGGGCTTGAGCGCTGAGGATGCAGTTGAGTGGTTGCTTGATTTTTTTATTGTCAAACCAAATACCAGTGCTGGCAACATTGCTCAAAAGAAAGGCCTCAAGATGTTGATTGGTGTGGTTGAGGATGTTGCGCCTGATTCAAAGCAATCAGCCGTGCAGGAACGTGGTGCGATGCTGTCCAGTGATCCTGAGCCAGCCAAGCCAAAAGGCAACACACCTGATCACGCCACACTTGATGAGGCTAGTGATGATGAGGATGAGGTGTTTGCTGAGCCAGCTGAGATTGAGGGGCTTGATGATGAGCCAAAGCCGCCAGTTGCGACACCAAAGAAAAAGGCCAAAGGTAAGAAATCAAAAAAATAGTATATGGCTGCCAAGAAAAAAGCAGTGGCCAAAACAGTTGCCACACCAGCTGTGAAAAAAGAGGGGTATGCACTGGTGCGGCCTGACCACATATACATCAGCAAGGCAGTCAATGGATACACCATTGATCCTGATCTTAAGGGTGGCGCTGTGTGGGTGGCCAAGGATGAAAAGGAATTGGCTGAGCAAATCAAAATACTATTCAGTGGAATACCAGCCAAGAAACTGCAACCTGACCTTGAGGAAATTATTGATGAGGAATAACACATTGAGATATGAGCCAACAAAAAGCCAAGAAAGTGAGGCAGTATGCACGCCGCAAGATTGCCAGCATCACCAATGATCAGATTGACACGCTGAAATTGGCGGTGAAACCAAAACCAAAGTGGATGCCAATGAAAGGATGGCGGTGGTTGATTGTGCATTTATTCAATACAGATTTTGCGTTGATGGTTTGGGCTGAGTCACAACGCAAAACTCATTTGCGTGACCATCCAAAACCGATTGATGAAACTCAATAGCTGCCAGATTTGTGGCGCTGGCATATTGCCTGCATGGCGCACATGCAATGATTGCTCAAAGCCAGTTGGTGATCGCAGGATGCCACCACGCCAGCCTGAAACTGCTGATCCAAAACAATACACACCAAAGCCAAAACCAAGAAAAGTGCAACCAAAGCTGCAATTGCCTGATTCATACAAATCAGGTGAATGGTGGGTTGAGCAAAATAAAGGTGTTTTGATTAGTGACCTACAAAAAGACCATCCAGCACAGGGCAAAAAGTAGCATCTTTATACACAGTTTTTACAACAACACTTGCTTGTATTTTCAGCAAGTGTTGCTATAATAGAAAGTGAACATAATCATTGAGAAAATTATGAAAAAATACAGGGTACATTTGAGTCAACAAGTTGAAAACACACCAATGGATGTGTATGTGGTGACTGCTGAAAATAGAAAGGCAGCATTTAGTGAGGCAATGAGCATTTATTATGCTGCGTATGAGGAATTGATTGATTGCGGCAGGATGCGAGTGATGCCGCTTGATTTTATTGAGGAACTAATGCCAACGCCATGCCAGTAAACAAATTACAAAAGGCGCAAGAGCTATTGGCACAATGCCCTTGCTGCCTCAGTATCAAATTCATATACGACAAAAAGAATCATTGGCAGCAATCAATTTGCGGTATGCCACACCTGAAACCTGAGCTATGTTTCACATGCAGCAAGGATGAGCAGTGTGTTGCAGATACGCTTGACCTGATCAAAGCACATACGCCAGCGCCACCACTTGAGTTTGTGGCAGTGAACTGCGCAAAGTGCAAGCGAGAATTCCGCATCAAATTATCACCAACAGCTGGTGAGGCCACAGTGGCTGATGCAAAGCGGCGTGCTGGATTGTACGCACTACCAGAAAACCATAATTGCCAAGCTATATGAAACAATCACAAGCACTAGAAATCCTGAAAAGCGGTGACAATGTATTCCTGACTGGTGAGGCTGGTGCAGGTAAAACATACACAGTGACACAGTTTGTTGAGTACCTGAAAAAAGAAAAAGTTGGCTATGCCATCACTGCCTCAACTGGTATTGCTGCCAGTCACATCAATGGCGTGACCATCCACAGTTGGACTGGTATGGGAATCAAGCGCAACCTGACAAAAGCGCAAGTGAATTTCATCAAGAATAATCAGTGGGTGAGCCAAAAGGTAAAAGAGACACAGGTGCTGATCATTGATGAGGTGAGTATGCTGGATGCAGTGATGCTCAATGATGTTGATGCGGTACTGCGTGCGATACTCAGCGCCAATGAGCCATTTGGTGGTTTGCAGGTGGTATTTGTGGGTGACTTTTTCCAGCTGCCACCAGTGGTGAAAGGGGCTGAGGAAATGATGTTTGCCTTTGAATCTTTTGCATGGCAAATGGCTCAACCAGCAGTGTGCTACCTCACTGAGCAACACAGGCAAAATGATCCTGAATTCCTTGAGGTGTTGACCGCTATGCGCAACAGCAATGTGAGTGAACGCCACAAAGAGATACTGAGCAACTGCCAAGGCAGTGATCAACCTGAAACGCTACTATTCACACACAATGTGGATGTTGAGCGTTTGAATCAGCAAAAGCTGGATGCTATCAACAAAAAGGAATACACATTTGAAATGCAAACTGGTGGTATTCCATTCATGATTGACACACTCAAGCGTGGTTGCCTTTCACCTGAAAAGCTACAACTCAAAGAGGGCGCAGTGGTGATGTTTACACGCAACAATTTCAAAGATGGATACGTGAATGGCACGATTGGCCACGTGCATGACTTTGTGAACGGTAGGCCACGCATCAAGCTCAAGAATGGCCAGCTCATTTCACCTGAAAAGGCTGAGTGGATGATTGAGGAACACGGCCACACCAAGGCATGGATCAAGCAATTTCCATTGCGGCTGGCGTGGGCGGTGACAGTACACAAATCACAGGGGATGAGCTTGGATACTGCCAGCATTGATTTGAGCAGCGTGTTTGAGTATGGCCAAGGCTATGTGGCAATTTCACGTGTGCGCTCATTGGCAGGGCTGCATTTGATTGGCCTCAATGATGGTGTATTCAAGATGCATCCAAAGGTGATTGAGCAAGACGCATTATTCAGGGCAGCAGTGCCAGCTGGTAATAAATTATTTTAGTATGAAATTTGAGGAAATGAACAAAAAGCAAAAGTTGGAAATTGTGCCATCAGCTGAATATGGTTGTAAGGTGACAAAAGCTGTTTTCATTCCAGTGAGGCGCAAGATGAGTGGCTATTCATTGAACGCTGTATTTGTGCAGCTGCCAAATGGCGATTGGAAAAGGGGTGGTGACTATGATTGCTATTCATTTGAGTTTCATGATGTGCGGAATTACAAATCACTCAGGGGTGATTTTGAGCATAATGGCGTGTGCTTTTTCCTTGGTGAGTTTGAGCGTTGCACGTATGAGTATGGCACTAGATTTATTATTCACGATAAGAAAAAATCAGCATGAGGCTCAAATCAAAAGGAATGTGCGCATTTCAAGACTATGAAAACAAAGGATCGTACTTTGTTGAGGGTGCAACTGGTGAGACATCAGCACTGCTATTTTTAGAGGTTGAGTACCCTGAGTGCGCTGGTGAATTCAAACCAAAAGATGCACGTCTGGTTGAAATGGCAATGTGCTTGGATTGTCACAGTTGGTGGGTGGGTGATGATCAGCTTTGTGGTGAGTGTGGTGAGGATAGACTTTCAAAGAAATACAAGGATGTTTATTGGTTTATGAAAAAAGACTCATGAGCAAAGAAATCACAAAGGTTGAGGTGACAAACGCCAGTGACATTGGTGGCACATTCTTTTTTGCAACAGTGTGGCTGCTTTTCATTTGGATGGCACTGCAATCAGTATCCACCAGCATTGATGCTCAAACACGTGCGGTACAGGCGCAAACTGCTGCGTATATGTTTGCCAATGGTTTGGAGTATGAGAGTAATCAGGAATAGTTATGGCTGGATCATATAGAAAAATGCTGACCAACATACGAAAGCTGAGGCGAGTGCTTTGGTTGCTTGAGGATAATGACAGTACAAGTGCCAGTGCTAGTGGATTGGCAAAGCGTGCTGAGAATCGTGCTGAGGCCATTGAGTTGATGCGTGATGTTATTGGTGGGGCTTATAAGGGTACGAGATCATGAGTACAAACTACTATACAGAACTTGAGGAATGTGGACACTGCAACCGATTTAGGCGATTGCATCTTGGTAAAAGATCAGCTGGCTGGCAATTCACATTTCAATACAATAGCGGTGAGTTTTATAAAAGTGTTATTGAAATGCAGGCTTGGTTGAGTGACAAAGATATATTCAATGAGTATGGTGAAAAAATGAATCATGATGATTTTTGGCAAATGATTGAAATCAGGCAAAACGATCCTGTGTGTCGCAATCACGCTGAGTATTGTAGAAAGCAATATGGCAAGCGTGAGGATACAATGCTCATTGATGGTTATTCATTCATCAATAGTGAGTTTTCTTGATACTGTGGACATCATGTGGATATGTGGATAAAGCAACACTTGCTGAATTCACATTTTACTGAGTAAATTCAAGGCCATATTTCAGCAAGTGTTGTATAATCAAAGTATAATGGCACGGTCAAAACACTATAAACCAAGAAAAATTGTGATGTACAAAGGGCAGCGTGCTTGGTTGTATGAGAATGGTTTGATACTCAATGCCAAAACTGCACGTGTGATGCGTGGTGGCGCACGCTTGACCAATGAGGGGGGTGTACCAATTGAGGTGCAGCAACCTGAGGTGCTTGAGCGCATCAGGCACGCACTGAGCATTGATTGCAATGTGCAGGAAACTTGCATATATGCTGGCGTACACGCTCAAACACTGCAAAAGATATTCAGCCGCAATCCTGAATTTTCTTTGGAGTGCGCTCAGCTCAAGATGGCAGTGCCAATGGCGGCACGCTCAACAGTAGCCAAAGGCGTGGTGCTTGATCCAAAGATTGCACTGAGCTATTTGAAACTGAAACGCAACAAAGAATTCAGTGAGCGCAGTGAGGTTGATAGCACTCAATCACAGCCTGTTGGCCAAGTCACACGCAACGTGCTTTCAGCTGAGGCCACACATGAAATTGTGGATCAGGTAATGAATGGAAACAAATGAGTGTCAAAGATATAGACACCACAGGCTGGACAATCACTGATTTTCTCACGCTTGGCAATTATGTTGAGACTGAGGATGCTATTGAATCAAGCCTCACGCCTCAAGAGACTGGTGAGAAAGCGCCTGTGCGTGGTGCTGAGTGGACTGCCACCATCAAACAGGATGAGGCGTGGCAGCTGCTTGAGGATAAGCACACTGAGGAAATCATGTTTGGCGGTGGTGCTGGCGGTGCAAAGACATTCCTTGGCTGTATGTGGATCATCACCAGTGCTTTGCAGTATGAGCGCACACGGTGGATGATTGGCCGAAATGTGCTGCTTGAGCTTGAGCAGTCAACCTTGCTCACCTTTTGGGATTGTTGCCGTTTGCTGGGATTGCGTGAGGGGCGTGACTACAAATACAACATCATCAAGCACACCATCACTTTCACTCAAACCAAGAGTGTGGTGTACCTCAAGGAATTGAAATGGATGCCACGTGATCCTGAGTTTGACCGCTTTGGCTCATTTGAGTACACAGGCGTTTTCATTGATGAATCACAGCAGGTAATGGCCAAAGCCAAAGACGTACTCAAAACACGTAT